CTAGCCGAGTGACATCAAATCAGAGTCATCGTTGTTAGAAGTGGGGGAGCCGATGGCCTCCAGCTTCGACACAAGCTCCTGCTGCTTGTTAGGGTACAAATGGGCATAGGTCCGCATGACGACGGGAACAGTATCGCCGATTCGCTTGGCTACCAGAACAATAGAGTACCCAAGTTCAATACAGAGAGAAACGTGGCTGTGCCGAAGATCATGGACGCGAATGTCTGGCAGATAGGTTAGCTGGGTGCAGCGGGTCAGTTCCTTGTTGAGCGCTGTGCACGTCATGTAGAATACGCGGTCGTCCGGGGTCAGCCCGTAGAGCCGGGAACAGTAGGTGCGGAACTCTTCGGCCAACCAATGCGGAATAGGCACATTGCGGTTTCCGCCTTTCTTGCTGTTCTTAGTGGGGCCGAAGATGTCCTGCCCCTTTTTTCTGTGGTAGGTCTTGTAGATGCGCAACTGGTCATCGTCGGTCAGGTCTTTGGGCAACAGCGCCAGCATCTCGCCCTCGCGGCATCCCGTCCAGAACAGAATATCAAATGCCAGAAGATAGGCCTCGTTGCGGAATTCTTTCCGCAAAAGCTCGTACTGGTCTTTCGTGATGATAAGCATTTCTCCGGCGACAGAGGAACCCATGTAGCCGGCGGCATCACACGGATTGAAACGCAGGCCGTAGAACGTCTGAGCATAGTTGAAGAGCGCGGTCAACTGTGCGTGAATGGTGTAGAGGTATGTTTCCGAATAGGGGAGGCCAGTGGCTTCGCCCATTTCTTTGATTCGCTGCTGCCAATCTCGAATATCAAGAGCGGTAATCTCGTTCATTTTCCGGTTTCCGAGAAGCGGAACGATTTTGGTGTCAAAAACATTTCGCTTGGTGTCCATTGTGGTGTCGCGGACATGGTGCTCCCGGTCATCGAAATATAGCTCCACGAAGCTGGCAAGAGTCATATCACAGCTCTTGGCCTTTTGCAGATGGAATTCGCGCTCCCACTCCTGCGCTTCACGTTTGGTTTTGAAGCCGCGCTTGCGCTTCTGTTTTCTTTTTCCGGTGAAATCAGCGTAGCGAAATTGGCAGTACCATGTGCCAGTTTTTTCATCCTTATAGCAGGGCATTAGAATATACCTCCTGACGTGTTTAGAAATCCCCGACCATTTTTTAATGGCCGGGGTCTTTTGCTTTATAAAATAACGAAATTCGTTATGCTATTACGGAATGCGTGATGCAAATTTTAATTGCGACGATATCTGGCGTCAAAACGGCGGTTATACGATTCCACAACATAATCAAGTGAGTCAAATGGCTCATTCAAATAACGCATGAATAAGTCATAGGCCTCTTCTTTTGAACAGATACAATCGGGAAAAGCATCGTCTTGGTAAGCAGAATCGAATATTTGAAATAAATCATTTTTGGTTAGGGAAAGCTCTTGAACACACTTTTTTATATTTACGATGATTCCAGGAGCAATCATGGCTTGCGACTTCACGGGAAGCCCGCGTCCAATACTGCATAAGTACATCTGATAATCCCACATGGTTTGAAAATAGAATAAGTCAAACCTATAAATTTGAATGCCTGAAAAAAGAGCCTCGCGCCATGCGTTGTTCGTAAGGTGAATATCCATGATGTCTTTGGTAGCATCCCTCCAATAGTCGTAATCGTTGTTTTTGCGATGATTCTCAGCGAGCATAGACAATTCTGAAACCTTATCGCGGCGTGAATTTTGTATTGCTGTGATGCCGGAATCTGTAATGCGAAATTTATTGGGGATGAGCCTGTTC